CTGTATCCCTGGCGTGTCGATTGACGTGCAGCCTTGGGTCACGTAAACTAGTCACGTGACTCACACCGTCAATCGCGCCAAGGCCTCCTCATGGAGGCCCCGTCACGGGGGGGACCCGTGACGTACCTCGTCTCCCATTTCCAAACCTGAACATGTCGCAGACCCGGCTCCAACCGTTCTTGGGCCCTGCGTCATGATACTCGTCTTGGATATTGGCGACGGTATTGCTTGCCATCATCTTCGCTGCTTCCACATCGAATCGATCGGGAATGAAGACCCCTGCAATGATCTTCTCCATCGATTGCCTCATGTGCGAAGGTCGCACCCCATGCTTCTCCATGATCCGGTGCGCAGCTCGGCGGACGACTAGCTTATTTGCCTCAGTAAACTTCGGCACCCCCAACTTGCTCTTAATTTCACTTACAACCGATGCCTCGTAAAATTTCCTCCCATTTGTCGCAATCCTGCGTGAGGCCTTGACCTCAATCGCATCCTGACAAATAGTGTACACCAGGCTCGGGCCAGGTGTGTCAAGCTCTTCGTCCTCTTCGGGACGGTCGGTATCCGGTTCGGATGGCTCAGGCACGGGAGCGACTTGGTTGTAAACAACTATGTCGTCCGGGTACCTAAACAAAACGATTGCGGTCACCTCCATAGCGGCTCCAACCTCGGGCTGGGGCATCGCTGTCTCTACCGCCGGTGCAGCGGTAGGTCCAATCAACTCAATGTCAGGATTGCCACTCCCTTCATCTTGTTGTTGGTCTGGTTGCCTGGTCAATGGCAACTCGTTATCGAAAATGTCAACATCACGGGGCCTTGCGGTCCGGTGGCGCCGTTTCGGTGAATGAGTGAACTCTAGGAACTCCTCAGCGAGGTGATCGTTGGGTTCAATAACACCAAAAACGTTTTCGATGACCATCTCATCATCAACACCATTGCAACAGATCCACATATCTATGAAATCTACTGCTTGGTGTGCCCCCCCTCGGAGGACTTCAAGCATCCCACGGCAAAAGCCCGGAACACTCTTCAAAATGGGACGTAAGGACGTTCCGCGTGGTTGTAAATCGGGGTAGTAATAAGTTGTAGCCATAGTGTTTTCCCAAAAGTTTTGGATGTTGTCGAACATCCCCACGGTCAGTTAACGATCATCCAAACGTGGCAAGTCCCAGATACCAACTGTGCGTACGTATTCCACGTGACAAGAGCGCAGATGTCAACTGGGAGCAATCACGGCTGCTCAACCGCCCGGGTGGTGAGGGTAATGATCCCCCAGGATAACGCTGTTAAGCCGTTTTACCCACTTCAGGATTGGTCGGGAGTGACCTCTTTTCCTTCTCGCTCCTTGTATAGCCACAGACGAGAGGACTTTGTTACGGAGGGCCTCGGCATACGCACCCCCGACATGACCCCAACACCAGCACGTGTAGCTGGACACCAAATGCACGCTGCGTGGTCT